AGCCGCGCACACCACCGCCGCGAACCCGAGCACGTCCCTTGCGGAACTTGTGCCACGCCTCGTCCTCCCCCCAGTACTGGAGGCGCTGGCGCGTGACCGGCTGCCGGGTGGTCATCTCCTCGTAGTCGCCCGAGTACTCACCCCAGCGGGGGTAGGGGCCGCTGAACTCCGACGTGCGTGGGGTGCGGAGGGTGTAGGTCCCGTAGCCGCGTGCGACACCGGGCTCCGTGGCCCAGAAGCTCACGCCCGGAGAGCCGGTGTGCCAGTCCCTCGATGCAGGACGCACGCCATGCTTGCGGATGTCCTCGGTGTAGTAGCCACGACGCCGCATCTGCTCGGTGCCGTGATAGAGGAACCCGGAGTCGGACGGGATGATCTGCTGCTGCTCGGGCCGCGTGCCGATGATCTGCCCAGCCGGGATGGACCCGTACTTGTAGCCGTAGCCCCGGACGCCGCCGCCACGGATGCGACCCATCTCGCGGTCGTGCCGCCGCTGGGCAGCCATCTCGAGGGTGGCGAGCTCCAGCTCGAGGCGGCGCTCACGCTCCTGATGGCGGATGTACTCGCGTGCGTTGGGCTCGATCCGACCATGGCTCTGGGGGACGAAGACCTCCGCCCGTCGTTCCCCGACGATGGTCGGGCGGTTCTGCTGGACGGGACCACCGTGTGCCCTCGCGGGCATCTTGCCGAGGAGGTCCATGCCATGACTGCGAGACGTGTTGAGGATCTTGGATTGCGCCAGCCCGAGAGGCTCGTCGAACATGGCCGAACGCTGGGAGGAGAGACCCTGGACGACTAGGCTGCCGATGGGCTGCCCGCCACGGCCAACAAGACCGCTGGCGCGGCCCATGGAGATCGATTGCCCCTGAGGGCTGACGATGTTGGGCGTGACGTTGACGCTGATGGTCCCGATGCCGCGCTGGATCTCGCCCCTGAGCTTGTTCAGGCTCTCGGTGTTGATGGTGAGAGAGACGTTGACGCCGGTCAGGTTCTGGGCAGCAGGAAGCCCGGAGGCGTTTGTCGCTCCGCCTCCGGCCTTCATCTGCCCCGCTCCAGAGCCAGCCCTCGCGGCCTGGAGATCGGTGATCGCGGTCATGGCTTTGCCAGCGGCACCCGCTGCCGCATCTGCCCCTTCCACGAACCCTGTAGCGTCCAGTGTCAGCCGTACGCCAATGGAACTGACTTCGTCTGTCATCAGCCCTTACTCCGGCATCACACCATCTCTCCCGAGAGAGACTCAGCGTTGAAGTTAAAGTCGTCGTCTCCGCTTGCCTCGTCGGCGGCGGCTACGGTGTTGCTCTTGATCCAATCCTCGCGTAAGGCGAGGTAGTAATGAAAAGGGAGTGCCGCGACCTCATGGGGCCACTTTCCGTATCGACGAGCGATGCGGAAGATGAGGTCACGGGTGGTCAGACGTTTCCCTTGGCCGGCTCTTCCTCGACGCTGTCGTCCACCTTCTTCTCGCTCTCCGGCTCATCGCCGTAGTGGAGGCGGTTGACCGTCTGGTTGAGCTTGAGGATGACGCGCATCGGAAGGTTCGCCATGGACTCAGCCGTGAGCTTCGGCTCGACCGAGCACTTGAGGACCATGAGCTTGAGGAGCAGGCCGTTGTCGATGTAGTCAGACTCCTCGCCCGTCAGGGCGTTCGTCTGCTTCGAAGTGGCCTTCTTGACCAGGTCGTCGTACTCCCCGATTGACAGTTCGCGGAGACGGAACGTCACCCCTCTGATGACGACTTCTTCCTCGATGAACTCCGGTGTCAGGGTGCTGCTAGCTGCGCGTGACATTGTGGATGGTGACCCTTTCTATCAGTAGGTTCCGGCCAGTGAGAACCGTTCTGCAATCTGGCTCTAGTTGAACCCTGTACTGCTTGACTGGATTGAGGTTCAGGGTGATCTGTTTCTCGTAGTCAGCGTCTTCCCACAGGGGCAGGCTGACAAAGGAAAACACGGCGTGAAGGTCATACAAACCCGCTTCCGGGTCGTTGTCTCCACGCCGCTGCAAAGTCCAGTTCTCCAGGACGCCCACCTTGGCTCCCAGGAACTTGATTTCGACCACGCCGGCTGGCCTATCGAGTGAGACCGTGCCGGATCTGATCGTCTTGAAGAGGTATCCCATTCGCCATCCTTTCGAGAACCCGGGCGGAGGCGTCAGCAGCCGGGAGGGGCCATATCGTTGCCGCCTCCGCCAAGTTCTCGGATGTTACGAGCTAGGAGCGGGTCTAGAGCGAGCCGCTCGTGAAGACGGTCCAGGCATCGGATGCCCGGAAGTTGCCAGTCGTCTTGATCGCGTCGGAGATGCTGGCGGTGATGGAGGCGTCCATCAGGCCGGGGCCGCAGGCGATGAGGATCGGCGAGGTGCCGTCATCGGCGTACAGGTAGATGTTCACGGCATCGCTGCTGGCCGCGTTCACCTGGTAGTCGCCGCTCACGTCGAGCAGTCCTGCGAAGGTGCCCTGGATGTCCTTGAGGCCGACGAGGTACGTCTTGTTCACGGCACCGAAGGTCGTGGACTCGACGTAGTCGCGGTTCAGAGAGAGCGTCCACTCGGTCTTGGTCGTGACCTTGACCCCGGACCCCTTCGGGCCGCCGAGATAGATCGCGCCGTTCTTGCCATGCAATTTTGTGCCTGCACCAGTAGCCACTGGAACACATCCTTTACTTCATGGTAGGATCACCACGGAGGTGATCCAATGCCAAAAGGCATCTATGAGCGACGACTCACTGACGAACGGTTCGAAACCGTAATCGACCGGTCAGGCGAGTGTCATCTCTGGACTGGTGCCCTTGCCAGTGGTGGCTACGCCAACTTCTGGTTCGAGGGGAAGTACATCGGTGCCCACGTCTATGCGTGGACCCGTGTACATGGACCGCTGGAGAAAGGCCAAATCGTCCGGCATGGCCCTTGTCATACGCGGAACTGCGTTCGGATCGAACACTTGGCGGTCGGCACCAAGGGTGACAACAACCGAGATAGGGAGAGGGACGGAACGCAGACCCGAGGGTCAGCCCACCATTCCTCCGTTCTCACCGAAGAGCAAGTACTCGGGGCGCAGCGGCTCCACGCCCTCGGCGTGCCGTGGACGCGCATTGCTCGTGATCTTGGCGTCAAAGACGGAACGATCAGAGATGCTGCCACTCATCGTCGCGGAATTTGGAGTCACCTTCCCTAGGCGATGGTCCAGTCGCCGGCAGCCTTGAAGTTGCCGGAGATGCGGACTGCATCGGTTAGAGAAACGGCGACTGATGCATCAACGAAGGCAGGACCGGAGGCGACCAGCGTCACCGCATCCTCCGCGTATAGCGCCACCGTGTGGGGAGCGCCATTGTTGTGGAGGATGAGAGCGTCACCGGACGTATCCAGCAGACCCGCGAATGTCCCGTTGATGTCCATGAGGCCCGCCGCCGCCACCTTGTTCCTGTCGCGAAACGTGGTGACATCGGCAAACTCACGAGCCATCGAAAGCGTCCACTCGGTCTTGTTGGAGACCTTGGTCCCGTCGATGTAGATAGCGCCGTTCTTGCCATGGATCGTGTTCATTGGTTCGTCCAGACGGAATACGACCCACCGACCTGGTAGATGCGCTTGCCCTCCCCGTCGATGTCTGGCCCCGTCGGCAGATCAGCGACACGTCGGCATAGCATGCTGCTCTGCCCATCAACGTTCAGCACAGCCTCGTTGAGTGCCGAACCGATGAGCGCGTCGATGTTATTGGCATCGACGGGGTTCTCCGCGAAGACCGAGACATCGAACACCGTCTGGATCATCACGCCGGACCAGTCGTATGCGTACGGGGCCGCGATGAGTTGATAGACGATGAACGGGTACTTGACCTTGCGGGGAGCGATCCCCTCGTGGATACCGCCTGCGATGGCGGACACAAGGGACGGAGACGCACGAAGCGTCTGGACGACCGCTCGCTTGATGGGGGCGACGGATGTCATCGGTCGTTCCCCTTCATAGATGCACGACGATGTCGATGACTGTGTCGGAGCCTTGCGTGCGGGAGGCGGCCTTCACAGCAGCCGAGATCCGGCTGACGATATCTCCCTGGCTTTCGGCCAGTGCTGGGCGAAGGAACGGGTGGGCAGCCGCGTGGCGAGTGCCGAACTCCATGTACTTCGCGTAGGGCGTGGGCGAGATCACCCATGCCTCTGCTCTGCCACCCGAGACCGATGGGCCGGTCGCGTAGATCTCTCCGCGCAATCGACCACCGACCTTGAGGTGCTG